TTGTTTCACATTGAGTGAATGATAAACATGACCATTTGGAAATAATTCAGGTGTTAGTATTCCTACATGATCATTAAATTTTGTCAAAGCAATTATATTTGCAATTATTTGATCATCTTCTTCTTCATTATCGGCACATTCACTGATCAGTTTCTTACACTCGTCAGTATCATTAAAAACCATAAATCCAGTGCATAATGCAGATCCTGGACTATCGGATTGAAATAAAATTTGTTTATGATTTGAAATCATTGCTACTGGATTTTTTATAAAAACTATATCAGTATCAACCCAACATAACTCATGGACTTGTTCATGAATATCAGAAATGAGTTTCCATTTAGTCCTGACTATTTCTCTAAAATTGCTCTGAGCGTCAAACGACCAATTTTGATATTCAGTGATAGGTTGATCTCTATACAAAAACACACCAGGATATTCCTTCATGTGTTCAAATGCATTTTGATCCAAACAAGCAATGTAGAAATCTTCCATGCTCAATCCAACATTCTCTGCGGACTTAAGCATATTCTTGCATATATCAATACAGCCACTATTTAATTGAGTTAAAAATTTCATCATCCCACCAAATTATATTGGATTATATCTTCTTTTAGTCCCATCTCGCGAAGGGATTTCTCTTTTGACTTTCCATCAGCAATTCCCATGGTAATCATCTTTTGCATATTCTCTGGAATTTTCGTACCAGGCCATATTGCATAGTTGATTCCCAATGCACCAACTTTCATTTTTGGAAAAAATTCAGGAACAACTTTCATCATAAGAATTTCATGATCAAAAACTTTTGTTCCTTCTGTTTTTTCATTAAGTTCACATTGATCAATCCAATATTGAATAAATTCAATAACAATATCAGAATATGTAAAATAGATAGGAGATGCCTTTGGCATACCAACATTAATATTTGGTGGAATTCCTTGATATGCAAAAGCAATATCACAATGCTCATGTAGATTATCAAACACAGATAACTCAGCATGAATGATCGAATCTACATCCATCCAAACAATTGGTTTTTTCTTTTCCATGAGAATACCTAAAATGAATTTTGGTTTTGCCAAACAATTCAAACGATACTCACCGCGAGATGGAAGTTCACGGATATCATGTGGAATTTTATTTTCGTTGCAGTTTATGCGAAATCTTCTGGCATGATCGCTGTAATATGTTCGATCATCTATATCACAATAAAAAGATACAATTTCTGTTTTCATGATAAATATGCTTTCCTGTAAAACTCAATCATAATTTTTGAGTACGGATTAACTGGTTCTCCAAAGTTATTTATGTTGTTCTTCATCTGAACCAGATCGTGAACATTCCATTTTTTAATTCTTCCACCATTTTTTGCCTGTATTTCCCAGGGATAATGGAATATTGATAAATTGCTCAGTTGAGATTCATTATAGTCCCACACACAATAGGCAGATAAAGGTGTCTTATGAAACCTTAGTCCAAGAAGACTTAACATATAAGATTGTGTATACATCTCACTTACCCATAATTCAGAAGTATTTCTCAAAACATCTCTTGTGTGTTTATCTGCTTTGAGTATCAATCGGGATAGTTCACAAACATTCGATCCCAAACTATAATAAGGTGCAGCAAACGACGAATAATATTTAACATCATATCCGACATCTTTGAATTTTTGCTTGACTAGTGGTAAGTATTTTTGATTACTTAAACACCAATCTGTTCCATAAAAATCCTGAGAATTCAAACGATCAACTATGATTGGTTTCATAAAAAACATATCAGGATCAAGAACAAATATGTTCTGATCAAAAAGTTTATACTTTTCTATATAATTCAAAATAGCAATATGCCTATTGTAAACTGGATATGATTTATCCAATCCATAATATGCATATTGATTCTCATCGTAACCCTTGACAAGAGTTACAAATTTACCTTGCTGTTTAACCCAATCAAAAGATCTCTTGCAAAGTTCTGCTTGTTTTACAGCATCAGGTCTTTTCGGATCGACATGACAAATAAAAATCATAACTGTTTAATTTTGTTATAAAGATAATCATCTGCCATTTCTAGTTCAATGCACTTATTATAGTTGTTGTAAACAGACTCAAGTTTAGATTCAAATAATTCAACTGTTAATGTTTTAATATCAAATCCGTTATAAAGTTTTATAATTCCATTTCCATCGAATATAGTATCGATATCTGGAGCACCCCAGTAGATTGGAATAGTTCCCGTGAGGAAACAATCGGTTAATTTTTCAGTGTAGTAGGTTGAGTAACTGTCATTCTCAATAACAAAGGAAAACATATAGTCATTCAATCCCTGAGATTTATCCCAACGATCCTCTCCTTGAATTACAGGAGAGTTATCTGCTCCACCATACACATCTAGATTTCCTCTGAATGTTTCAATGATTGCATGTCGTAACTTATGACCATAAGCATATTTTTTAGGCGAAGCAATAATAGAACACAGTTTTGATTTTTCAATAGCAATATCCTCAACCTTGGGTTTAATCCAAGGAAGATTGCTACCAGCATATGCAAACTGAAGTTTTGGGTGAATAGAAAGAAGTTCTCGTTCTGATGTAAATACAACATCATAACCTTCACATATCTTCTCAAGATTATTCATCCAAGTATCTCTTGGAACATGCATCGTGTGAAATATACTACGAGATTCACAGACCCATGCAATCTTCTTTTCACCCTCTTTCTTTTGGTATTCCAGTCCAGGGAGAATTCCACCATCAATAAAGACCTTGATGGGACAATCATCATTTGTCCATTCAAACGTCTTGGGTTTTAGATTTGAACAAGAAGAATGTTCGAGTAAAAACGGAGCACCGAATGCTTGCACTTTTTCCATAATATAAACCTTTCGTCTTACTTACCTATATGATATTTAGGTATCAATTGCCACTTGTCTTTGTCTTTATGTGGAATTATTTTCAATCTTGCCAGGGAAAGTTGAGGATCTGCATACCGAACAGGATCTATTGCTTTAATCAGACCCCATTCGACTAAAAGTTTAACTATAGTGTTTCTTCTTGCAATATCATCAACCGAAATGTCACTCTCAAGACCATCAAGAATGAACATTTCTTTAAAATGCATAATTGCATATCTGCCTCTTTTGTGCAGTATATGGCAACTCTGGTATAGTTTATTTTCTTTCTTCGAAGATACACCCAAACGAGTCAAGGTTTCTTTGACCTTTAAGAAGTCTTCTTCTGAGTTTAATTTTATCTCTACACCCAAACCGTCAAATATATCTTCTGTCATAATATACTCCATATTATTTAACAGAAAATATTTATATTTTTATCGTTTTTGACCACCTTTTTGGACAAGATCCTTTAATTTGTCCATAGGAACTAAATCAACAACCTCGCGAGCTCGGGCATCGGAGTACCCATATACTTCCTTAATGATCTCAATGTCTCTGTTTTCCTCTGGTTTTATCCATTTGGAAAACCTCTTTCTCTTGGAAATGCTGTGTATATAATAGTCATACTGCATCTTCTTGTCCAAGAATGACATCTGATTCATTTGATTTGAATAAAAAATTGTATCTGGAAAATAAGATAAACATTTATTTATTACAAAAGGAACATAGTCCTTCTCATCGATCTTATCGGAATCCATGAGATTGACTTTACTTTGATTAATTGAATTTAGAATATCGGATAGCATGATTATTTAAACGAACAAGACATCATCAATTGAACAAGGCAGGCAACCAAGTTAATTTCTTGATCTGACACAAACGCACTGCGATACTGTGACTCTGCCAGAATCATGATTGCCTCTGGAATGCTTTGCTTGTCTAGATTGTCTCCCAGAGCATCGTAGATTTTTCTATAAACCTCCTGGGGCGATCCTTCGGCGTTGAGTGCTGCCCATCGACGGACAGTAGCAAAGTCCTTGTTGGACATTGCAATCATTAGATTCTTAATCTCAATTTCAGCAATTGTAGAAAGTATACCAACATCAATTACACCCGATGAAGAATATCGTTGAAGTTCGTTTAGAATTCTTCTCATATCAGGAAAGTGCTTCATGATCAATTGACCAAGCACCTTCTTATCAAACTTGATACCTTCCTGATTGAGAATATACGAACAACGCTCCATCATTTTTGCTGCAATCGCAGGTTTTTCTCCAGTCGGAAGTACAAAATCAATGCAAGTACAACGGGAGTGAATGGGCTCAATGATACGCGACTTATAATTGCAAGTGAGAATAAACCTACAATTATTTGCAAACTCTTCAATAGCACCTCGCAAAGCAGGTTGAATACTATTGGCATTGGAATAATCAAACTCATCAAGAATTACAACCTTTCTTGTATCACCGTTCAGAGACACGGTACTGGCAAACTGACGAATCTTTGTTCGCAGTGTGTCGATATTTCCCTCCTCTGAACAATTAATCATTATGTAATCAGATTCCATCTCATTGCATAATGCTTTCGCAACCGTTGTCTTGCCTACACCCGCAGTACCAGAGAACAGTAAATTCTGAGGTTCCCCCCTAGCAACCATGTCGCTGAAGGTTGACTTCAGCGACATGGGGAGAACACACTCTTCAATGGTCTGGGGACGATACTTTTCAACCCACAAAAAGTTTTCAGGTTTCATCTTATGATCCATACTTTGAAGTGTTCGCTTCCATGGCAAACCAATAAGTCAGTGACATTCCCTTATGAACGAATTCACCGACGACATTCTTTGCAAAATTTACCTTATAGTCTCCAGGCAAAATCTTAATGTTTTCAATCTTAAAGTTGAACAAAAAGTCCGAACCAGAATAATTATTTTCTACAGTTACCTTGTAGTTATTAGTTGTTGGATCTGAAAGATCCGAAACCATAGCAACAATCTTACCAGAATCAGAAGTAAAAGATATATCTGGAAGTTGCATCACTGATGCTGCCTTTTGCAGTTCAGAGAACTGCTTTTCAGATAGACTCAACGAGACATTGACCTCTGGCATCACTACATCTTTTGTTGGAGCAGAAAGAAGTCTTGGTTCTGAGTAGTAATATGTCACTACAGAACTGCCACCATTTTTAATCTTCATGCTCTTTGGACCAAAATCAAAATTGGGAGTATTGAAAAGACTCACAACACCAAGAAACTTATTGAGATCCCAAATTCCAACTTCTACAGGAAAGTCTTCCTCTACAGTAGCGATTGCCATTCCATTCTTGGATGGAGTAATAGTCTTAATTACTTTTCCTGGTTTGATAAGCAGGTTAGAATTCAGACTAGCAAAATTTTTAAGAATTGATAATGTATTTTTCGAAAAAGTCACAGGTTTCATATTTAATCTCATTCAAAATCATCAGAATTTTCAAAGTCATTTATATCGTGGTTTCCCGTCATATATTCTCTTAAATTCTGTTTAAGTTTATTTCTTTGGGAATTATTTTCTTTCTTTTCGATAGACTTAAGTTTAAATTCCTTACGCTTACGATTTTTGTCTTTATCTCTTTCGTAATCTTTATGCATTTTTACTCCTATAGTATAGCATGGTTTAAATTACAGTTCAACCCAAATAAAATTATTTTCTTGCTTAATTAAAGTATACATTACCGAAACATCTGATCTATACCACCTATCCCCCTCCACCCCGCCAGTTGGTGGTTGTGTTCCTATAAAAAATTTACCACCTGATGCGAGAGTTTTCCAAACATCTGATGTTGGTGTTGGTGTAGTGGTGGAACTAGACTTAACTGCAACATAACGAGTTCCCTTATGCTCGACAACATCACCTATACGGTATAGGTATGGTTTTCCGTCAGCATCATACTGTTTGTACTTACCTCTAAAATTAATGGTGTCTGTGCTGTCCATATCAGGTATTTATCATTTTACTAAAATTATTTTTCTTCTCAAAAGAAATAACTGTTGAAAATTTATCAACTAACTGATCTGCTTTGTGGCTTATAACATATACATTTGCTTTATCTGATACAAGTTTTAGCAATTTCATCAACTCATCCATTCCAACAGTATCTAGGGAAGAATCAAAAACTTCATCAAGAATAAGTAAATTGCAATTTACACTATTCTTCATTCTTGCTATTTCCCTCCATGCCAAAAGAAGAGCAAGATCTATACGCATCTTCTCACCTTCACTGAAGTTCATGTAACTAAACTCATCACGATATCTGGATTTAATCTGTTCACGAAATTCCTCATCCATATGAAACTGAACAAAAAAGTCCATAGAAGTTAAAAACTTATTAATAAATTTATTCATATGAGGAAGATAATACTTGATAATTTTGGACTTCACTCCACCATCACGAAGCAATTCACTTGTAATTTCATGATACATTAAATCTTCCGAATGCTCATTTTTTTCTTCCTCCAACGTAGACAATGATGCTTGCAATAGTTTTAATTTTTCTTTCTCATCTGCAATATTATCTTTTATGACTGACTTCTGAGTAGATGATTTAATTCTCTCAATTTCTTTTGTGAGTAATGAAATTTCCTTCTCAATACCCTGTGCATATGAATATGTTTTTGATAACTTATCCAGATTCAATTCACCCAGTTCAATCAATTCCACATTTTCTTTCAAAGCACTATTGATTTTTTCAATTGTATCTTCGATATTTGATATTTCATAATTTGTAATTAATAT